TCTTGATTGAATCAAAATCAAGATCGGTAACTGTTAACGTTGTATTTGCTGGCATTAGCGGACTCTTTCTAGAAATATTGTGATAGTGGCTGGTTCGTTCCTGTTTAGCACTACGAAATCTATTCTTGCATTATAACCATTATTATCATAGTCCATATTGACTTTAACATTTATAACCTGCACGCGAGGTTCATAATTCTGGACAACTTCTCTGATAGCATTTTCTAAGAAATTGGCAACAAGCGGAGACATATTATCAAATAGCAATTTCACAGCACTAGAACCTATACCAGGTCTAAAAGGCTTTTCGTAGAAATTTGTCAGAATAAGATTACGAACAGAACGCTTGATAGCATCTGCGCCAGTTTTTATTACCACATCCTTGGTTGTTGGATGTGCGATAAAGTCCAAATCTAAGTCTGAATAGTCTGGAGTTCTTGATATTACTATTGGTTGTGCCATGTAGTTATTTATGTCTCTCTATTTGGAGATGTTGGTTTCTTGAATGTTACTTCGGTAGAATCAGCGTCAGTAGAAGCACCAGAAGCAAGTAGAATATTAGGTACGGCACCAGAACCATCCGCAGCGATAGAACTGCCTTTTAGTGATAACTTTGCGCTGGTTTGCAAGTTTAACGCTGTAGCAGATTTCACATGCATACTGCTTCCAGCCTCTATCATCATTTTTCTACCTGATTTAATTCCAACGCTCTGCTTTGCTCCAAGAGCTACGGAATCGCCAGTAGAAAGTAGTGATAGACCACCATCCGATGCTATTGTGGTAATACCCTGAGATGTGATCTTACTTGACCCTTCAATATTGGTAGACATTTCTTTTGCTGTAGTGTCCATATTACCACGAATTGTTTGATTTAAATTCTTTGCTGTCACGTTCATATCACCAACAACGACTGTATTATGATTTCCCTCAACTGTCATATTATAATCGCCTTTTACATACAAACTAGCTGCACCTTGGACTGTAATATCCTGAGCGCCGGTAATGAGCATTCTATTTTCACCGAATATAATCTGATACATTCCGTTCTGTGCGCCAATTGATATAGCACCATCAGGAGTTAATTGAAGCATAGAACCACTGCGATGCTGGATAGTTACGTGTTCACTGCCCTTGGTATCATCTGTCATGATAACATGGCCTGAATTTGTCTTGGTAATTACATTATAATTAGGATATTCACCGCCTGTCAGACGCGCATCTGGAGGACCAGACCAATCGGCTGGTGTTACATTCTTAGGATTTCCTGGTGGTTTATAAACGCCCATAATTCATCACTTTCTTATGTTTTTAATATATCAAAAATATTACTTGCTCTATGTCCAAATTCATTCGCTTTATTTAATAGTGTTTGAGCCTGTGTACCAGGAGCAATTACTTTTTCCATCATGCCTTTGGCTATTGTCTGCGATCCAGGTGGCAATCTATTAAACATCTCAGACATGACTCCAGAAGAACTGCCAAACATATTACCCAGAGATGCACCGGGGAATCCAGCACCGGCAGACATTAATGCACCAAACGCATCAATTGCTTTCTGTACAGGTTCAGGTGTTACCATTTGAATTGCACCAGTAGCAGATAAATTCATTGTAACATCACCAAACGCTGTAGGAATAGTAAATGGAGTAGGAACCAATTTATCTAGACCAAATAATGATGTGTCATATTGAAGGCGTTGAATATTATTAATTACTTCACCCAGAGACTTATTGCCTTTTAATAATGTCACAGCATTGGCTAAGTATGTAGTAGAATCCACCTTACCAGATGTTGCGAAACCACCGCCTTCCGATACTTCCATTGACTGCATTAAATTAAACATACTTTGCATGCCCAGTGCTAATTCAGGCGGTAACGAAGATAATAATTCGTCAAGGACCGATGAAGTGAGAGATGATAAAATAGAACCAACTGAGAAATTAGAGCCAGGTAATGCTGAAAGCATACTACCAGTTAGAATATTACTAAATGATTGAGTGGCCGTAGAAACATTGGTTATTTGCTTTAATGGCATACCAGCCAGATTATATGATGCTCCGTGAGATGGAATACCCATTAGCAGGTTATAATTGTGAAGTTGCCCTTTTTCTTGTATCTGGCGTATTCGAGTACCGCCTGAAGTTACCTCTCTAACATTAGGAGGAATATTCACATTAATAGTGGTTGCAAAGGCTTCAACTAAAGCATTTAAAACTGTATTTAAGTTTTTATTACCTTTCATACCGCCAGGCTGTCTGGATGTTGGTAATGAACCGACAACACATAGTGTGGAATCACCAGGTGGTCCATTTTTAATACACAATAATGCTTGCCCGGGAGTTACCACTCCATTAAATTGAGAAGCGCCACCCTGATTAGGTGGCATAACTACGGTAGAAAAACCACAGTCTTCTTTCTTTACATCATTACCATGTATTTGTGGGCAATATACACGGACTAGTCCACATTGATTTGGATCTGGATCAGCATCATGCCCACCAACACATATACCAACTAATAAATTATTTTCTGTTGTCGGATCTCTTGGTTTAATCATATTATACTATTCCCTGCCCTGCTGTCTGCGCTACACATTCCATAGCAGTTGTAGAGAAACCGCCATTTTTAATTGTGTGTGCTAAATTAACAATTAAATATCTACCAGAACCATATAATAATCTATTCTCTTTACCACCACCTTCAACGCCTTTTCTAGGGAATTCAACATCGATCATCTTACCAGCATGTAGCATTGGATTCCATGGTACTGTGAGAGATAAAGCAATTTTGTCTTGCTCTAATAATGACATTCTAGCCTGTCTTTTTAATAGATATTTCTCAATTTCCGATGGGCACTGGTCTTGCGCTTGTTCTGTATTAAAATTTGTTCTTGCGATATTCACATTACCACCACCTAATCCACATCCAGTGGACTGATTACCGAATAAACTAAAGAAGCCGCCAAGAATATTACCAAAAATACCCGAACTAATAAAACTGCCATCCACATCAATACCATTGAGAATATCTGATAATAGATCAAAATCACATGGGAAATGGTATTTAAGAATACTGTATGGATTAGCATAGCCAGAAGATGCACCAGTTTCAGCAAATACAAATGGTTCGCTTATTGGTGGATTCTCTTTTGTGAGTGAATAAATCGATCTGAATTTATGTGTGCCTAGGTTCTCATATGTCATATAATGAACAAATGATGGGTCATTACCATTATCAGCAAGAGCAGCATTGGCCTGCTGTGCTACCACCTGAAATGGATGAATATTCTCAGCAATATAATTGCGAATAGGTGTGCAGGGTTCTACGTCTAAATTGGTAACACCAGCGCAACTCTGCAATACCTCAGTAACAACATCGGATGGAGCAGTGCAATTCCACGACTTGCTAACTACGTTTCTTGCATCATTTAATAGACTATCATCACACGCATGGACACGGAATTGCTCGTTATTATTATTTAATGTTTTGCGCTCAGATAACCTGTATATTCTCTGGTTTACTTCCATGGTAGATTGCATACCAAAACTTTCCAGTAATGGTCTTTCGATTACAATTACCATCTTTTTATTCTTGAAATCATCGAAATTCTTTGGAGGTCCAATTTCACCCTTATTATTTGGTGATGCATGGAGAAACCCATTGAATAATACAGATGTTTGGAGCCCAGGAGTTAATAGGCTTTCACCCAATGTGATCTCACGAACATTGATTTCTCTGGTATTTTGTTCATCCACATTTTCAAAACCCACAGCAAGATTTACCTTAGAATCTTGGAGGGTTGCAATATTTACATCTACCATGCTTTATGTAACTCTTCTCATGAATATTGGTGTATTTTTACCTGTGAGCATACCAAATTCGGTATTAATCTGATTATAATACTGCTTCTTGATTATTCGGATATTGCGCTTCGAATCGTTTAATTGATCCTCGTAATCATAATAGGTAACAGCATTTGCATATATAGTCTGAATTATTGTCTCACCATTAACTGTTTTATTAATTGGTGTGTAATCCTGCACAGCAGTTATACTACCCGGACCCTCATAATAATCATATGGTACGCTCAAATTATTATTGGTTAGTTTTGTTTTATTGATTACATATCGAGTTTCGGTAATTGTCTGTTTAAGTTCATTTTCTAGTTTTACCACCTTCTCATAGTGGTGATATGATTCTGGATTGGTGGTATCCTGAGTCCATGCGATTACCTCATAATCCTCTAGTGTTTCACCACGATCTGCTTCCGCCATACTACGGTACTTATCCACCATGTACTTGGGAAATACAGTTGATGTCATTGGCCAATCATACTGTGCATCCAGTATGTCATTAGCATATAATATCATCCAATGCGCTTGTGGATCACCATACACCTTTGCAGCAAGTATTTCTGGTGTATCACCATCGCGTATGACATATTTAACATATGATGAGGAATTGCTTAATGCTTCACGAATAATAGCGGTGCGGAATAAAAGGTTCCTAACAGTCTGGAAACTTGAATATTTAACACCTGATATTTGATAGGGAATTAATGGAAATTTGTCAAAAAAACTACTCATTCTTAGAATCCTTGGAGAACGCGGCGCTTGTGGACAACTTCAATTTCTCTCATGCCTAAACTTAGTCTTGCTGCTACTGGATGACCATTAGAGAACGTAGAATAAACACCCGTTGGTGCATAGTCTACCTCAATACGATCCAGTACGCAGGTATTAATTCTTGGAATATTGGTATTTTCTACACCTTTATTATAGAACGTAATATCAAATTCGGCAGGTGGAATCCAAGTAAAACCTTCTGTTACTGAATCAAGTTCTGGTGCTGAGTGGTATCTAAGGGTGCGGATAATCGCTTTCATATTAGCAGATTCTTCTGCATTGCGTGGTGCCATTAAAAATTCAAATACGAACTGACGTAGATTTGTTTTAGAGAATAATACTTCAACGCGCGGATTAATTGGATAACCAGCCAAGGAACTTAATTTACCAATACCTTGCCCTGCTGAATTCAATAAACTCTCAACTCCCGCACCAACGTTTTCTCCAAAACGTGCAGCAGCAGCAGTAGAAGCGCCAGCAGTTAATAGTCCGCCAGCCAGTGCAGTCAAACTGATTTCTTGGTATTCATTTGTGGTATTGTATACGACAGGATTAGGCATGAACATTGCAATTGATTCTTTAATACGGCGAGTAAATCGAGGAACTGAGAATATTTCGGATGTTAAAGCGTTCATTCCTAATAATGGTGTAAGACCGCCGACATTTTCAGCATTACCAAATCTTAGAGCATCTACCTTTGACCACTCACTACCACCAGCAAATAGCGTTTGGTTAAACTGAGTACCGCTATATGATGTTCTAGCACCACTAGTTAAGGCAAAAACGGGCACATTTATATTAATTACCATATAATGACCAATGTTATCATTATTTAAATCATTTGGAAATACACGGTAATTAAAATCGTACTCCGATTGTCCAAGTGTGGAATCGCCACTGCCGGGATCATTCGAAGAAGAATTTAGTGGAAAATTTCCTTCTGTTCCGGGAGGTAGTGGAT